ATGGAGTCGGTTTCGAAATCACCTACCATCGTCTTTTCCAGCTTCCGGCGCATCATCAGCTTCAGACCTTCCGGCGCATCCGTCTGCACCCACCATGCGGTAGGCGAAGTCAAACGCGACAGAACAGCAGCGCCTTCGTCCAGCAGCCCAATCGATTTGATCGGGTTGATGTCGTTGTTGGCGTTGCCGGCACGCAGGACGGACTTCAGCAGAACTTCCGCTTGGAACACGTTGCCCGGAGCAACAACCAGTTGCTTCGGAACCAGACGGATTTTCTTGCCGTTGTTGTCCACAGCTTGACGGATCTGGATCAGCATCTGCTCCAGCGACGTTTGCGACAGGTTCGCCGCAGTCGTCAGCAGGTTGCTGAACGTGCCGTTGACGATCGGATGGCTGGCGCTGTTAAGCTGCACGCCGTCACCGCCCGGATACGCGCTGTTGAACGCACGATTCAGCACGTTCGCAGCCAGCGTTTCCTTCGTCTCAATCAGAGACTGTGCCAGATGCTTGGCATAGGTCTGACCGATACGGATGTGATCGCCGTCTTCCACAAGCACTTTCGTCAGAGCAAAGGCCAGACCGTAGACCTTGTAGACGTAGCGCTTGAGGAACAGCACGCCACCTTGTTGATACGAAACCGGCGTGCCGTCCGGAAGTTCCGGAGCCGCACCAAAGCCATACAGCACCGGCTCTTCGTGGTAGTTGCGGGGAATACCGGTTTGCTCGCGGAAAACACGCGACCATTCATCGGTACGCTGATCATAGACACCGTCAAAACACTCGTTGAGGATAGGCTCAACAATAGAACGGAAGTCAGTACTTCTCATCGGGGCTGCCATGTGTTAGCCCTCCTTAGATAGCGGTAACGGCCGCGTTGAACTGCGACTCGTTAATGGTTGCGCGAACAATCGTGTACGCATCGCCCCAAGCATTGTCGGGGTAGGGGGCAATATCACGAATCAGCATCTGTGCGCTGTTGCCTGCGCCGACCAGAGTGGTCGACAGAGTGCATTGCGACAGACCGGTAGTCGTGGAACCGGCAGTGGTGTTGCTCAGATCAGCCATGTCGCCAATCGAAGTCTGCGCCAGCGAGCCGGCAGCCTGAATTTCATAAACGATGTTCGGATCATTGTAGAAATAGGCAACGCACGAACCGGTGGTGTAGGCAGTATTTGCCGGCCAGTAGTTCGAAACGCGACGACGACCAGTGGTGTCAGTCCACTCAACGCCAGCAAAAGCGCCTTGGAAGGCATCGCCAGCAGCAGCAACAACAATATTCCCACTGGAATTGAGTTTGACGGGTTGCCCTTTCAGGATATCCGTCGCATAACCACTTGCGATTCCGTTAGCCAGCGCCTGAGCGCGATCCAGACCAGAAGGATGGAACGCAGGACGCAAACCGAACGGAGCACTAGTTGCAGACATATCAACTCCTTTCTTACCTACCCAGCAAATACTGGAGCAGGAATCGGTTTATCAATTTCGGCCAAACCTTCGCCTTCTACCGAACCCAGACGTTTGCCTGAACTATCGCGGCCCTGCATTTGCTCAGCTTGAACTCGGATCTTTTCCGCGTCTTCAAGAGGAGCATTATGGTGCATTTCTGCCATCACTTCCTGATAGATGTCCATAGGAAGCTTATACAGAAGCATTTCATTGCACGCGATATAACCATCGTGTTGACCAGACTTTACGCGATTATTCTCGAAACCCGGTATCTCATCTGCTTTCACAGGCACATACCCAAGTCGGATTCGCTTATCAATACTGTCATACGCATTGGTCGTCGATAACCAGCAAAAGTGCCACCCCGGAATATCCGGAACGGCAGGCAGCGCACGTTGTGTCCATTCATCCTTCCACATCTTACGACGCTCTTCGGACGATACGAACTTGTTCTCTGGTGCCTCACGAACTGAATCATGATTAGCGCGAGTCTCGCGCCCACCAGCAGTCAAACTTTTTTTCAATCGAGAATCCATTTGTTATCTCCTTTGGCGTGCTTCGTTAGCGTATCGTTTAATCATCTTTGCGCGAAGTGCGGGGTCTTCCCACATTCCGGCATCTTTCATGGCGCGGACTTGATCCGCTGAAAGCGTAAACGTGTTACGCCCCCCACTACTCGCTGCACTTTCGCGCCCTGATCCGATAACAACACTCCTCGGTCTCTTGACAGATGGTTTCTCTTCTGCTTCATCAGTATAGCGGTGCGGTAACCTACTTTGCAAGCGGCTGTCAAGTTCTTCCCAATAGTCAGGAGAACGAGGATCGTAACCCTCGGCAACCAAGCCTTCGTCAACAACCTTTGCAATCTTGGAATCCACATCCTTAGTCTGAGGGTCATACCATTGGTTACGCTCCATCCAAGCAGCAGCATTACGCTGAATCGACATATCAGGCGCAATTGCCTGCGTCTTCGGCGGCTGTGATGCCTGTTTCCGCAGATTCTCCAGCGCCTCTACCTTCTGTCGAGCGTCATACCACATCTCCTGAGCGTTAGCCAAAGCCTCACCATCATTGGAGGAAGCGGCTTCAGCCATCTTCATCTTGGCGTATTGCAGACGGACTTGATGATCCTCAATAGCCTTGTCCACACGCGCCAATTCAGAACCATGAGTCTTTTGCTCCACCGCCGAAAGACGCTGTATCAACTCCTGATTCTGACGCACCAACTGGTTATAACGCAGGTCTTTTTCAGCCTGCTGCTGACGGTGATACTGCTTTTTCAGCTTGCGCTTCTCACGACGCGCAGCACGAATAGCCTCAGTATCGTCAGGATGATCTTCGCCACCATCATCCGGAACCTCACCACCATCGGCCTTCTCTTCAGCCTTCTGCTCAGGCTTTTCTTCACCCTCTGCATCTACCTCTGGTATTCCCTCAACAGTTACACTACCGTCCTGTTGTTCTTGGACTACCAGTTTTTCATCTTCTGCCTGCTCTACAGGCTTTTCGATTTGTTCGCTCATACGAAAGCCTTCACAGTCAGCGGATTGCCCGTAATCTTGGCGACAATCTCATGGTCATTGAGAATCAGGAACTCAACCTTGTCTTCCTCATCCTCGGCATCAGGCAACTTCACTTCCCAGCGGTCACCAGTCCACTTAGGACACCGCAGGTAGTCACCTTTCTCGCACCACGAGCCTTCCGGCCACGGCTCCATCGTATCGCGCTTCTTGAACGCCAGCGGCCCAATATCGACCACCTTACCCACTACGTTCTGAACCTTCTCAGTTTCCTTCGTTTCTGTCACTAGAACAATACCAGAGGAAGTCATCTTCTTTTTCGGCTTGCGAAGCTGAACCAGAATACGCGCTCCCAACGGCTTTGCACCCGGATCAATGTCCGGAAACGCTTCTTTCAAATCTTCATTCATTTCCATCATCATCTTCCTTTAATAAGTTTTCAAGGATCATAAGAGCCTCTTCAAGCCCTGCATGATGACCAACAAGACGGCAGTAAGAATCGTAATCAACCGCTGTTCCAGCAGTCAGAGAATGGCTTATTTCAGCCTGACGAACCTTAATGCCGCCAATAAAGTCTTCTACATAGCGCATTATTTATTCTTTTCTTCTACCCCCTTCTGGCTGTCGCCTTTCGGTTGATAACTGGTGCCATCAAGCTTCTCGCCCATAGCAATCCGTTTATGTTGCGGGACTTCCACGCTTTGCTGCTCTTTGTCGCTCGTTGCCATGTCAAACTCCTTTATTTAGATTACGTTGCAACTCATTTTGCAGGGCAATAGCAGATTCCCCCTGCTCTTTCTTCAGCCGCGCAGCATCAACCGTCAAATCCAGCGTTTTCAGCCGTTCTTCAGTCAATAGCTTCTCGGTATTCTGTGCCGCCTCAAATTGCTGTTTCTTGTCCTGCTCGACCATATCCTGCTGCATCTGAGACTGTTTAAGCTGTATATCAGCCTGATCACGCTGCGCCCTACGCTGAGTTTCAGCAATAGACGCCTGCAACACAGCCTGCGCTTCCCCATCCATCTGAGGCTGCGGTTTGAACTGCTGCGCCATCTGAGCCATTTGCTGAATAACCTGCATGAACGGAACCAGAACCTCTTTTGTATCCATCGTAACGTGCTGCGATGCAACCGCTACAACGCGATCAATCTCAGCCGCAAGTTTGGAATCCTCATATCTTTCTTTATCCAGACCAGCAGGCTTCAGGGCATATGTCCTTACCGCTTGGGTATACCAAAGCATGATGTGTTGCTTCAGATGTTCCAGCGCAGCAGGGACAAACATCGGTGCCATGATCGGATTTGACCCCAACATCGGGTTTTGGAAGAACTCCAGATGCGACCGAATGTGGGCAATATGATCTTGGCGCGGATAAGCAACCGCAGGATGCCCCATTACCATTGCGGCATTCTCATCGGCGGCATTAAGTTCAATCGGCTTCCGATATTGCGGCATCAACTCGTCAATATTCGGCACCTTCAACTGTTTTAGCGCCCTTCCAACCACCGCACGCTGGTCAAACAACTGCGGATACTTGTCCGACAACGACAAAACCGCCTGCGTCTGCGCCATCCTCTGCGTTTCAGAGAAAATATGCGGATCCGAAACAGGAATTACGTCGCCATTACGCTCAAAATCCTTCCGATGAACAGGCAAATCAGCAATTACGTCGCCTTTTTGCTGCTCATCCAGATACCAACGGTTAATTCGCTGCAAAACCATCAATACACGCGCCTGCGATGCGTGCAAACGGGCATGAATAGCCGAAAAGACCGCCGCCCCCTGCTCAATCAACGCCTGAGTAGTGCCAACAGGCGCATTATTGGTGATATCTGCGATTTTTTCTTCAGAAGTGGTGATTACCCCCTTAGCCGCAGTGCTAAGCCACCCCAAAAGCTGGAAAAGCACAGCAGAAGGCGGGTTAAAAGGCATCGGCATCGCAATAGAACGAATGTCGTTGACCCCCGGCCCAGCCTCAACCTCAACTACCTGAGTGACCTCAACCTGCTGGGACTGCCCTGACATCTTTCCGCCCTTAAGCTTGAGCATAGTAGCAGCGTTATTGATATGGGCAGAATCAAGCAAAGCACGCAAAGCACCAGTAAGAGCCGCAGACAGCCCTCCAATAAGCTGAGCAAGACCAATCGCATAAGCACCACGCCAAGGAATAAACTTAAATTCAATGATCCAGTCCAGTTTGGTCAGCGTTTCATCGCCTTCCTCCCAGTTCCGGTAAAGACCAATGACTTCCATGTCATTTTTGTCAATCATCAGGATATAGGGAGCCATTTCACCCTTGGAATACTTGTCGTCTTCCAGTTCCAGCCATGTATAAATGTGG